TGTTAGACATCCCAAATTTTGTCATTTATGATGAAATGTATGAGATCAGGGGATGGATAACATCTGCCGTTTCCATTGGACAATCTCACATAGAGGTTGACGATGTTTCCGATTTTGCAGTTGGCGAAAAAGTCCGTTTTCATAACATGAGAACGAAAACGGTCGAAGATCGTTATATTGCAGCCATTACCACGGAAACAAATATGATTCAATTGTCGCAAGGTGTTACTTCTGCATACAGAGCGAGTACGGATTACATTACAATGGGGAAAGCCTTCATACCAGATGACAAATTTGTTATGATAGCCACCAAAGTTGATGGACAGCCTATTGCAGAATACAAAGAAGCTCCATTTGGTCTTGCAAGACACTATGGACAGTTTACCGACAAACATGAAGAGTGGGACCCGGAAGGAGTTTATATTCGGGTGCAGGATAAAGGTATACCAGTTTTATACCAACGTGATGCTATGTACATTCTTGACGTTAAAGCCAAGTTTGCTGCTGCTGCTTCACCTCTTGGTGTTGCTGCGGATACTCCGGCTTCAACTACTACTTCGTCAAGTACAACGTCTTCCAGTAGTTCAACATCATCCACAGCGAGTACATCAAGTTCAAGTTCAACCAGTTCTACAGCAAGTACAACATTAAGTACCACAAGCTCTACTCATTCAACTACTTCGTCAAGTACAACCACAACAACTGCGTAATATGCAGTAAAGGAAAGGCAATCGAAATGATAATCGAAAAAGTTATATTAAATACAACGGTAAAAGCTGGTAAAACAGTTTGGGAAAAGGATACCATTTTGGATGCTCCTCTTCCTGAAGATATATTACTTGAAATCAGTAATAATACTGGAACTGTTAAAATTTTGAAACAAGGACAGAATGTTGAACTTGTTAAAAACATTTCTGTCCTTGTTCAAAAAGAAAAATTGAAGAATTCTACAACCACGACCACAGTTGAGGCAAAAAAGGAAAAGCCAAAACTTAAATTGAAACCAAAAGTTAAACTCATTAAGAGGAAAAAATAATGACTCAAACAGAGATGGAAGAAAAACTCGAAGAAGAAGTCAAAGGTTTGAGTACTTATCTTGAAGGTGATGATTATACGAATGCCTGTAATGATGCTGCAAGAGAAACAGATTGGGCATTCCCTGTCACTACAAATTTTAAAGTCCACTGGATGAAGCTAAGAGCCAAGCGAGCTTTATTCTTTTATCTCTATTCGGAAAGTGCCCACAAATTCAAGTACGAGCAGATAAATCTTCAACATCGGTTTGACCATTATGACAAGATTCTTAAAAAGATGGATGAAGACTTTGCTGTGGCAATAGAAGCTAATCCAGATCAGTTTGCTAATGCTGAGCCCTATGAATTATTTGGCACCAAAGCTGATGCTGGATTTCAGTACGACCCAATTACTGGTAAAGACACAACCTATAATGAAGCAAATAAGGTTGTGTTCACTCCGGGTGGAGATTTAGATTAATGTCTATTGGTCCCGACATAAAAGAAGTTCTTGCAGAAGTAGGAGTCAAATATACGATTCTAAGGGATGCAGGAAATATCAGTGGTGAATATTTAACATACAAACAAAATGCCCAAGTCACGAAGCCTTTCATCAGAGAGTACTTTTTAGAAGCCGCCCTTTCTTACGACACAAGGGTAGTTGCAGGGGATATTATACAGTTCAATGCAACAGAAGATACTTATATTATTATGAACAGTACCCCGGCATTGTTTGAAAATACTGTAATAAAATATGAATCAGTTCTTTATAAAACAAATGTTCTTATTGATATTTTAAGACCAACAAATGTTCGAGATGAAAATACATATCAAATGAGAACGATATGGACACCAATTAAAACCAGAGCAAGAGCCCTTATTTCAGTTCCAATGTTCGGAATTAGCTTAGATACGAATGAAGAGCTTGGTTTAATTGGAATAGGAAATTATGAGCTTTATGTTCCCACTTCATATGGTGCTCAAGTACTGGATAGAATCAGAGTAACATCAACAGAATATTATCGAGTAGAAACCGTTAAGAGAAGGCGGTATAAAGATGTGGATGTTCTTGACATCGGAGATGATGTTGGTCCCACGACTTCCACAACAACGACAAGTACGACTACTTCGAGTAGTAGTTCGTCAACCACAACTACCACGGCATAGGAGTTGTCATGGATAAGATTATTTCTATTAATGTAGTTTGCCCTAAGTGCAAACAAAGCCTAAGTAAAGTAAAAGTAGAAGATATGGGGAATGATATTTATAAATGTTGTTCCTGTGGTGAGGTATTAGTTATTAAAAAAATACCTTCTGCTTCTGCAAGTTATACAGATGGGAGATATTGTGTATGAATATGCATCTCTTTATTCTTCCTTCAAAGACAGTTAATGCGGGAGGATATATGACAGTTGGGTCTTTTCCTTCAGAATGTTTGAGCAAAGTTACATTTGTGCCTAATTTTATGAAGATAAATATAACCACAAAGGAAGCTGTGTGGTTTGGAGTATTTTATGATAACGAATATATTGACAAGGAAGTAAGAAAGAATCTAAGTACTTTCTTAATGACCATTGGAAATAATTCCCTTGTTATGTTTAAGAAAAATTATATTAAAAATTCGGCAGATTATTGCCCAAGGATTTTTAGAAGTGGAATGGTACTTGACTCTCCTTTTTATACGAGATCGAAGCTTAAATTTGAAAAAATATTGAATGGGTGGATTTGCGAACATGGCAAAAATTAATGCATATGTAAGATTTAACCAGCTTGATTTAAAGAGATGGATAGCTGCAATGAATAAGATTAATTCTATTCTGAAGACAGAGAAGAATGAATTGCCTTATAGGAATGCAGTTAAATTCTCCCATTTAATTGTTAGTAATATTAGTACACAGAAATATGCTGCTGGATATGCTCCTTTGAATACAAGATATAAGGAGTGGAAAGAACATTATGGTAGGTCAGGAAAAGAATTTTGGGCTCTTTTTAATAATTTGATTCAAAGAGTATCTGCTTTTAAAGTTACAGGAGGTTGGATGGGTGGAATTGAAGCAGGAATGTCAGTTGGTGAAACTTCTTGGTTTGGAAAAGGAGATAAAGGACATTCGGTTGATATAGCCCAATATGCCACATGGCTGGAAAGAGGACGAAGCAGACAACCAGCAAGACCTTTATTTGAACCAACTACTGAAGAGTACTGGAAAGAGGATTTTGTTAAGGAAGGTGCAATTTCACTGAAAAAAATAAAGGGAGCATGGGGATGAGGTTACTTGGAGTGGAAAAGCGAGATATTTATGCAGCAATGGAATTTGGACTCGCTGAGATGCAAAATATAGCACGGTTCTTAAAAATAGCTATTCCGTTATATGATAAGATACATGGAGACAGTGAGCAAGCATTCATAGCGGAAATAATTGAATCTGAGAGACAATTAGACATAGTAATTAAGGAGATTGATAAAAATGGCTCTTGACCCAACATCGAGAGAAGCAAATTTTAGAGATAGTGTAAAAAGGTATTTCACTGATAATATTGAAACGACTGAAGGAATTCCTTTGACTTTTGATAAAGCATTGTCTTCACCTAACTTACAAGGAAAGGCAGTACATAAATGGGTGACAGTTTTGTTTGATGGAATTCACTTGGGAACAATGTCTGAAGTTGGACTGAGAGTTTTTTGTTGTACAAGAAGGGATAATGAGGGATTTAAGTTAGCTCAGTTGAGGGATACAGTTATGGGCTATCTTGTGAATGATGGAACAGTTTCAGATGGGATGATGAGAATTCCATTTTATAGGAGTTATCCTGTTCTTACTGATTGGGTTCTTTTAGGAAGTTTATTAATTCAGGATGTATTTGAATCTCCTCAGTTGGAAGCCCCTGATGAAACTAAATATAAAATAATAACAGTTCGATTGAGAACACCGTCAAAAATGTAAAGGCAAACTAATGGATAAGAAGAACTTCGTTTACTGTGAAAAATGTGGAAAGAAACTAATTGAGCGAATGCCCAACGGATTATGGAAGTTTGTCTTTGGTAAAAAAGCAGAGGGAGCAAGTAGTCCACCTGTATATATGATAATACATGGTTCATTAAAAATGAAATGCATTAGACGTTCCTGTAGTCATTGGAATGTCTTTAATTACTTTCCAACGTCGCCCAATATATGTGGGCGTGGATTGAAACCAACTAATCAGCCGAAAGCTGAAAACTCTGGCAAAAACAAAGAAACAACAAAAGAAGAAATAGAAGGGAGGTGATATTATGGCAACTACTGGTCCCACAACAAAAGATACCACCACTATAGCATTGGGGTTAGCTCAGATAAGAATTGGTGCTTCTGCTGCAAATATTACAAGGGAGAGTCCTATTCTGGTAGCATCGGATTCTATTGGGGCTCTTGCAAATACCAAGTTTGTAGGTAATGCAGAGTTCTTTAAATTGGAATCTGGATATCCTATGCTTGAGGATGCAGTTTTTCCTCTGAGGGAAGCTGCTGCTCTTGAATGTGCTTTTAAGGAAATGACTCCTTTTAATTTAGCACTTGCAAGAGGACTTGACCCTACAAGTGCTTCGTATGAAAATGCACATACTGGGTCGATTAAACTTGGTACTTTGACTGCTCCTGTTAGTGTTCGTATGGAAGCTATCTATACATATCCTGATGGAACAAATACAATGAACATTATTTTTCCGAGAGCCCAAGTATCTGGTAACATTGAAATGGACTTTGCACCTGAAGAACCTGCTGCTGTTGCTGTTTCTATTGAAGCGAAGAGAGCAGACAGTGAAGTTTCGGGGGGTCATTCCACATGGGATGATATGCCCATTGGACAAATACTGTGGAATGATGGTAGTACATTGTCAACTACTACCACTACTACCACTACAACATCATAAGAACTTTAATCTTTTAGGAGAAATGACATGCCAGATAAAAATAAAGAAGAACGAATCAATCCCCGGATTAAGAGTGTTGATATTGGCATTCTTAATCTGAGGAAAATTAAAGTCTATCCTCTGTCAATGCATGACCAATTGGGATTGACAAGAACAATTAATAAAGCCCTTGAAACATTTTTTCAATTGGATGATAAAGAAGGTGATGCAGGAAAGATTGTATTTGCTGGCTTTATGATAAAACTGATACAGGATAATATAAAATTAATTTTAAAGCTTATATGTCCTGATGAAGATGTTGTACAATTGCAGAAAGAGATGGATAATAACCAGCTTTCTGAAATTGTCAAAATTGTTTATCTGGATAATTATGAGCAACCAGTAAAAAACGTAACAAGCCTCTTCCCGAAGGAGCAGATACAATCTCTATTGAAGAGGCAGTCACAACAGTCTGTGAGCGATATGGATACCAACTTGACCACTTCTATAGAAGAAGCTTTAGAGAAGGAGGCTTAACGATAGATCAATTGCTTGTTCTGTTTGAGGATTATCAGGAAAGGCAAATGCAGGAAAGAAGATTTCTTGCAGCAATACATGGAATCAATCTTGATAAGGAGATTAAGAAGCAAATAAAGAAGCACAAAGAAGATAGTTCTTTTATGTTTGGTGACCCAAAAGAATATGAGAAGATGAGCAAGGGAGAGAGAAAGAAAAAAACAGAGGAAATGATGGGAAAACATAAAACTATGGTAGGGGAAGTAATGAGGAAGAAAAATGGCAGATAAATCATTAAATCTTGGGACATTATTTACTGCTGATCCTTCACAGTTCTTTCAGACTATTAGTAGGATGAAAGAATCTCTAAAGACGCTGAACTCGGCTTATGCTCAGACAGGAAGAGCAGCTAAGTCTGGTATGAGTGGGATTTCTACTTCTGTTGATAAAACAAACAAGTCTTTTGATAAAGGTGGACAAAAAGCTCAAGAGTATAGTAAACAGATAGGTAAAGTTGAAGGAGCTTTTAAGAGGACTGTTGCAGCAATGAAAGTAACTGCTTCTTATGGAATAGCAGCTACAGCCATTTTTGCGGTTACAAATGCATTTAAAGCAGGAGTAAAGGAAATAGTTGATTATGACCAAGCACTAAAGAACTTGCAAGCTATCACAAGAGCAACGGATGCTGAAGTTGTTGGAATGGGGGAAACAATTAAGCAGGTAGCAGAAGATACAAAATTCTCTACTGGTGAAGTTGCAGATGGTATGGTTCTTCTTGGACAAGCTGGATTCTCTGCTTCTGAATCCATGAATTCAATGCAATCAGTAGCAAATCTAGCAACTGGTACTTTGTCAGATATGAAACTTGTAACAGACTTACTTACCACAACCATTCGAGCATTTAATCTTGATACTATTGAATCTTCAAGAGTGTCAGATGTTATGGCAAATGCTATTAATAGGTCAAAATTGACTATTGATAAATTAAGGATTGCTTTTAACTTTGTAGGTGCTGCTGCTGCTCAGTCTGGTCTTGGCATTGAAGAACTTTCTGCTTCTATGATGCTGCTTGCTAATAATGGTCTTAGAGCAAGTACGATTGGTACTGGTTTAAGACAAGTATTAGCGAGACTGCTTGCACCAAATAGAAGACTGCGAGAAGAATTTGAAGCTCAGGGAATTGCTCTTGATAAAATAAATCCAAGAACAGTTGGATATCAGAATGCAATGAAAGAGCTTACTAAAGTTCTTTATAATGCGGAAACTGGTGCAGTTGATATGGGAAAAGCATATAGGCTGTTTGGTTTAAGAGGGGCACAAGCTGTTGCAGTTCTTGTTAAAGGTTTTTCTGGTTCTGGATTTCAGGATATGCTTGATAAGACATATGAGGTAGGAACTGCTTCTGATATGGCAGCTACTCAGATGGAAGGTCTTGGAGTAAAAGTAAAGAACTTGGTAGATAGGGCAAAACTTATTGCTGTTGCTTTTGGAGAAGGTGGGGCAACACACGCAATGAAGTTGTTTATTGATGTGTTAAGGAATGCTGCTTCAGCAATAGCTTCATTTTTAGGAAGTGGATTGGGTAAATTGATTGTCAGTTTTGGTGTGGTGACAGGTAGTACTTATTTATTTATAAAAGCAATAGGTTTATTAATTCCTGTTATTGGCAATTTGATTAAGACTATGCTGATTGCCAAGATTGCAGCCTCTTCATGGATACTTTCTTTTATAAATATGGCAAGAACTATGGGGGTTGTTCAAGCTTCTTCAATTATGCTTGGGACTTCTCTTGCAAACCTAGTTCATCCTTATTTACTTATTGCTGCTGCCGTGGGTGTTGTTGTAGCAGCTATTAATTATTATTTAGGAAGAACACAGAGAATGATTGATGCCACTGTAAAAATGTCACAAGAGACAACAAATAATGTACATGCATTGAAGGTTTACTCTCAAGCATTGACTGCTTTAAATGAGAAGAAGAAACAGGGAAGAAAAGTAGATAATGAATATATTACTGTTTTAAAAAGATTGATTGAGAGCTATCCTAAATTAAAAAATGAAATAGAGTTATCAACTGAGGCTTTTGATAAAAATTCGGATGCCGTTAAAAGAGCATTAGGGGAAGAGTTACATAAAAATATAGAACAAAGCACAAGATTAGTACAGCTTTATTCAAAGGCGGCAGAAGAAGCGAGAATAAAGACAGGTTTATGGCAAGCAACTGTTTCTGTATGGGATTCATATCTTAACACATTGGGTTCTTTATTTGATGGTTTCTTTGGAAATATTGGGAGAGGGTGGAGTAAGGTTTTAGATTTTCTTTCTGGGATTGCAGAAAAAATACCGTTTGTTGGGGATAGTATATCTTCTGTTTTAAATGACCTTTCTTCTGTTTTTAATGATTTATGGGGAAATACTAAGAGATACTTTTCTGATTTAGGAAAGGATTCTAAAGAGGCAAAAGAAGCGGAAGAAAAAAGACTGGCTGTTTTTAGGGATTCTTCAAAGGTAATGAAGGACGCTGGAAAAACTGTTAAAGAGGTGACAAAAGCTCTAAAAGAAATGGGCGCAACAGAAGAAGATTTAAAGAAGGTAGGCACTGCTCTTGAAGAACAATCAGTTTCACTTAAAGAACTTGAAGATAGATATGGTGGAACATTAAAAGATGTGCCAAAAATGTTTTCTGTATTTTATGAGTCACTTGATTCTCTGAGAAAAGCTGATTTTGTAAAAACGGTTGATGCTATTGATAAGGAAATAGCCGCATATAATGATAAAAATAAATTATTGACTGATGGTGTAGAAAAACGGTATGAAGAAGAAGCCGCTATCCGAGCGAGACATTTATTAAAATTTATTGATGATGCCTATAAAGATATTCTATCTGCTGAAGAACTTTCTAAAAAGAAAGTAGAAATATTAGATATGTTCCTTCTTGAGGTAAGTAAGCATTATGATGAAAGAACGAAAATTATACAAAATACCTATCAGAAGGAACATGAACTTGCTCAAGGAAATA